AAAAGAAAGAAAATAAAATGAACATTCAAGATGAAATTAATTTTCTAAAGAAGTTACTAGATGACTACTTAGAACACTTCAATGCAGTAGAACAAAATTGTCTTATTAATTTGATTCAAAAACTTATGTTAATAAAAGACAAAGACATAAGAGAAGGAAAATAAAATGAACATTGTTGAAATTATAAATTTAATTTTACTGTTACTTCAATAAGGGAATGATCTATGAAGAACCAAAAAAGAGAACAAGAAAATGTTGGGGGTAGAAATGGGTTTATAGATCATACTGGTAAAAAGTTTGGTTTACTTACTGCCATTGAAAGAACACAAAAAACAATTAAGCAGGGCAATGGCAGGCTAGAAAGGCAATGGATCCTTACTTGCATTTGCGGTTCTAAAGTTACAAGAACCAGGCAAAACATGGTGAACAAGTCAAAGACTTGTGGTAGTGGTGAATGTTTAAAAAAATGGAAAATTGAAAAAGCTATAACCAAACCCTAAAAGTTTTTAGTATATAATTTTGGGCACATATTGACATGTATCAACTGAACAGTAAGGATAAAATCATGCTAGTCACACAAGTAAAAAAGAAAAAAGAAGTTAAAACAATTCCCATTAAGTGTACACTTGACGTTATTGAACAACTTCAGAATCAAGCTGATAAGTACACTGAAGGCAATCTTTCTGAATGGTTACGGTATGCAGGGGTTAACTGTATTCCTAAAAAATCTGACATCGTTCAAACTAAAAAACAAACTAAAAAATAGAATTCACTTGGGTTTCCATGACCCGATAAAGTGAAGATAAGACAGTTGAGGGGGTTATGACCCTTAACTGTCTTTTTTGCATTTTCTAAATTTATAATCCATACTAGCTTAAACACTCACTATTAAGACGGGATGAATTGGGATGAAAAAGAAACCAACAAAGAAAGATTCTAAAACCATTGTTAAAAAACAAAAGAATGGTGATGTAGTCATCATTAAAAAGAAACCAACAAAGAAAAAATATGTTCCTGTTCCACCTAAAGAACATCAATTTAAAAAAGGTCAAGTAGCAAACCCACATGGGTGTAATGGTAAAGTTAAACGTGCTATTAACGAATTCAATTCACAAGAAATTTCACGTGCTATTAAAATTGTAATGACTTCAACTGAAGCTGAAGTTGTGGAAACATTAAACGATAAAGAAACTACACTAGGCTTTAAAACAATTCTAAGAGCAATGCTAGACGCCAGTCAAAATGGTGACTACTCAAAGTTTTATCAAATTGCTGAACATGTGATTGGTAAAATTCCTAATAAAGTTGAACTAGCTTCAAATGTTTCATTGGGCCAGAAAATGGAAGATAAAGAAAAATTAAAATCTATTCTTAAAGCTATAGAAGGTGAATTTTAAGTGACTGAAGAACTTCAAGATGAAGATAAAGAATTAAAGTTAGCTGTTGTTAGACAGAAGTGTGAAGATTCTCATTTGTTTTTTACACGATACTTCTTCAAAGCACGTAATGGTTTTAAGTTTAAAGTTAATTGGCACCATCTAGTATTCGCAGGTGTGGTTGAAAGAATCATAAATGGTAAGGGTAAGAACTTCATCATTAATGTTCCACCTGGTTCATCTAAGACTGAAGAAGTTATCATCAACTTCATAGCACGTGGGTTTGCTCTTAATAAATATTGTAGGTTCTTACATCTTTCTTATTCTGAAACACTTGCAACCCTTAACTCCCAAACTGCACGTGACATTGTTCTAAGTGATGAATTTCAAGAACTATGGCCTGTTCAAATTTCTAATGATGATAAAGCTAAATCAAGGTGGAATGTCTTAGACGATAGGGAACAAAAAGCAGGTGGTGTGTGGGCAACTTCACTAGGCGGTCAAGTTACAGGGTTTCGTGCTGGTAGAATGGTAGAAGGTTTTCAGGGTGCAATCTTAATTGATGACCCACTAAAACCAGAAGACGCTTATTCTAAACCTGCACGTGAAGCTGCAAACAGAAAACTACAAACAACAGTGAAGTCACGTAAAGCAAACCCTGAAACACCAATTGTGTTAATCATGCAAAGGTTAGCAGAAAATGACCCTACTGGTTTTATTAAGTCTGGAAACTTAGATGAACAAGGTGAATGGGAATACATAAACATTCCTGCCTTGATTGATGAAACTTACATTCAAACAAACAAAGATAAGTTTCTGACTGAAGAAATTATTGCAATGATTGACGGTAGTGAACAAGATGGCCAGGGAAGATTTTCATACTGGCCTTATAAAGAACCACTTCAAACACTTCTTAAAATGGAAGAAGGAAGTCACTCTGACAAAGACGGTGCAAGAACTTCTAAACTAGTTTTTGCTTCTCAATATATGCAAGCACCAAAAGCTTTAGGTGGTAACATCATCAAAGGTGAGTGGTTCAAGCGTTATCAAATTCTTCCAATAATCAAAGAGCGTTTTATTTTTGGTGATACTGCACAAAAGACAAAAGAGCATAATGACTTTAGTGTCTTTGAATGTTGGGGCAAGGGTGTTGACGGTAACATTTATCTACTAGATTTAATTCGTGGTAAGTGGGAAGCACACGAACTTAAAAAACGCTGCATAGCTTTTTGGGAAAAGCATAAAGTATTAAATTGGGAACATCAAAACATTGGTGTTCTTAGAAAGCTTTATGTAGAAGATAAATCAAGTGGTACAGGTTTAATTCAAGACATAAAAAGAGAACACAACATTCCTGTTGAAGGCATACAAAGAAACACCGATAAACTTAGTCGGGTGATTGATGCAATTACTTACATTGAACCAGGCATGGTTTTCATTCCAGAAGTTGCACCATTCACCAATGATTTAATAAATGAATGTGAAGCTTTTAACGCTTTAATGACACATGACCATGACGATCAAATAGACCCATTAGTTGACGCAATTGATAAAATGCTTTCTAATAAGAATAAATTAAAACATTGGGAGAACTTAATATGAGTAGCAAACGCTTTAAGAGTAGACAGGCACGTGATTCTAAAAAGATTAGTGCAGCAAAAGTTGTCGACCACATTGAAACTATTAGAGCAAGTGCAGAAGACACAAGACAGAAAGTAAATGATGGTTTTGCTAACTTTGTCTCACGTCTAGGTGTTGGGAACGTCGATAACCAATTAAGTCAAAGTCATTATGAACCAAACCTTTTAACTAGAAACAGAATGGAACTTGAATGGGCATACCGTGGAAGTTGGATAGTTGGAGCAATGATTGACAATATTGCTGAAGACATGACTAAAGCAGGTGTGACAATTACATCAAATGAAGCTGCTGAACATGTAGAAGATTTTCAGGCAGGTCTATCACGTTTACAAATTTGGAACAGTTTACAAGACACAATTAAGTGGGCACGTCTTTATGGTGGTGCATGTGCTGTTATGATGATTGATGGTCAAGACCTCGCATCACCACTAAGAATTGAAACAGTTGGCAAAGGACAATTTTCTGGCCTTACTACTTATGACCGTTGGCAGTTATACCCTGACCTAACAGAAGTAATTTCTAATGGGCCAGACATGGGTTTACCTGCTTATTACCACATCATTACTTCCAACTCATTACTAACTGCTGTTCTTGAAAACAAAGGTGAAACTAACACCATGTTGGGGGCAGGTATAAAAGTCCACCATTCTAGGGTTGTTAGAATGATTGGGGTTAAACTTCCATTCTTCCAAGCAATAACCGAAATGATGTGGGGTATGTCTGAACTTGAAAGGATACATGATAGGCTAGTTTCATTTGATACTGCCACACTATCAGCAGCAAGCTTAATAAACCATGCACACCTAAGAACAGTAAGAGTAAAAGATCTTCGGGAAATTATGTCATCAGGTGGTAAAGCAGAAGAAGGTTTGATTAAGATGTTTGAATATATGCGCTTACTTCAATCTAATGAAGGCATAACTCTCCTAGACAGTGAAGACGAATTTAGCACAACAGCTTATTCATTTGCTGGTTTGTCTGACATGCTTCTTCAATTTGGTCAGCAGTTGTCAGGTGCTAGTGGTATCCCACTTGTACGTTTATTTGGTCAATCACCAGCAGGTTTAAACTCAACTGGTGAATCAGACATGAGAAACTACTATGACAAAATCAATGCAAAACAGGAATCTAACCTTAGACCTGGTGTAGATAAAATTCTTAGAGTAGCTTATCAATCTTTGTTTGGTGTTCCTGCACCAAAAGACATGCAGTTTAAATTCACTTCATTGTGGCAGTTAACAGATGAACAAAAAGCAAACATTGCTAGAACTAAAACTGAAACGGTAGCAGGTGCATTTGAAGCTGGTTTAGTTTCCAAACATGTAGCTGTTAAAGAACTTAGACAGTCATCAGCAGAAACAGGTGTATTTACAAATATTTCTGATGAAGACATCAACGAATCGGAAAATGAACTAGATGATGTTCCTTTACCAGGTGTAGACAGTGGTAAAGTCACTGATAGCATTGCAAAACTATTTAAGAAAGTAATGGGAAGATAAGATGAAGTTTAAAAGTTTTTCACTTGATGCTAAAAAAATTAGATCAAAGCTTGAACCTTCAAGGGCCATTGAAAAACAGTTTGAACGTGCTTTAAAGAAGATTGCACGTGCATCAGGTGGGATAGTTGAAGCGCATATCAATGGGGCCAAACTGGTGAACACTGAACAGATGAAAAAAGCACTTAAGGCTTATTCTGAAGCAATCACACCATGGGCGAAAAATCAAGCCATAAAACTTTTGGGTGAGACTAATAAACGATTGCAGTCAGATAAAGCATACAAAGAAAACTCTAAAAAGATGTTCAAAATAATGTCTAAAGAAGTTTTTGAGAGTGAAACAGGTCTAATTACTATGGCACTTGTTAATGAACAGGTAGCACTTATTCAATCAATTCCTTTGGAAGCTGGTGAACGTGCCCAACAACTTGCCATAGAAGGTTTGGTCGGGGGTAGACGTGCAGATGAAATTGCTACAGAATTAATGAAAACAACTGAAGTGACCGAATCGAGAGCAAGGTTAATTGCAAGAACAGAAACAGCTAGATCAAGTACCGCACTAAATCTAGCAAGGGCAACATCAGTTGGAAGCACACATTATTTTTGGAGAAATTCAGGTGATAAGGCAGTAAGACCTGCACATGAAAAGCTTCACGGTAAAAAATTAGATGGTCAAGTGTTCGCATGGAATAAACCACCAACACTAGACGATGGTTCAACAGGTCATCCTGGTACGTTTCCAAATTGTCGATGTTATGCAGAACCAATTCTGCCAGAAGAATAATAGAGGTGATTTTTGAAGTTTTACGTAAAAACCAAACTAAGTGACAACATAAGTGAAACACCAGAAGGTTTTCTTTTATGTAGAAATGTTCCACTAACACATACTGGCCCACTTCATTATGCAAAGGGTGAACACCCTTTTGAAGATACTGATGAAGTAGTAATCAAGCGTGATGCTAAAGAATTATTTTCACCGGCCACAATTGCAAGCTTCCAAGGTAAAGACATCACTATCCAACACCCTGATGAATTTATAGCACCCGACAATTATCAAGAATTAACTAATGGGGTGATGTTCAACATAAGAAAATCAAAAACCACTATTGATGTTGAGGGAGAAACTTGTGAAGTTCTCATGTGTGACTTCCTTATTAAGACTTCTGAAGCAATAGAAATGGTAAAGAATGGTGAACGTGAAGTTTCATTAGGTTATGAAGCCGATTGGGAACTAATAAGTGATGAAGAAGGTAGACATTCAAACATAAGAGGGAATCACTGCGCACTTGTTCAGGCAGGGCGTGCAGGTAAACATTGTGCAATTAATGACCATAAAAAGGAGAAAACAATTATGGGTTTAAAAGAATTGAACGAAAAGTTCACAAAACTTTTTGGCAAGTCAGTTGACGAGGCCATGAAGGAAAAAGAAGAAACAGAAAAAGCTGAAGATGAAGATAAGGATAAACTTATCAAAGACCTCAAAGCTAAAATTTCTGACATGGAAAAAGAAGGTAGTAAAAAGTCAGAAGATTCTGATGAAGAAGAAAAGAAAGAAGAATCTAAAGAAGAATCTAAAGATGAAAGTGATGTTGAGTCACGCCTTTCTAAATTAGAAGCAATGCTAGAAAAACTTCTTTCTAAAATGTCTGGTGAATCAGAAGATGAAGATGATGACAAAGGTGAAGACATCGTTGCTGATGAAGATGAAGAATGTGAAGATTCTATGGAAGGCATAGAAGATGAAGATGAAGATGAAGATGATAAAAAGTCTGAAGCTAAAGATTCAATTATGTCACGTGCTGAAATTTTAGCACCAGGTATTTCTAAATCTAAAGACATGATTAAGGAAGCTCTTAAAAAAGCTTATGCTACTGCTGATGGTAAGAAAATCATTGATTCACTTACTAGCAACAAAGGCATTGTAAACCTTTCAAAAGATTCTGAAATGGTGGTTTTCAATGCTGCTGCTGAAGCACTTAAGACAAAACGAATTGGTTCGTTTGCTAGTCAGAAAATTTTAACTATTGATTCGTTCCCTACACTTGGTAAAGGTTCAGTTTCAGCAGAAGATATTAATAAGAAAAACAAACAACACTATGGTTTAAATTAATTTTTAAAACACTTCAAAGGAGAAAGTATGACTAGTTATGTTTTTAATGCACCAGCAGGGGTTGTTGGGGATGTTACAAGACCACAAGTTTCAATTGTTGATTCAGTTGTTATTGGTTTAGCTTTTACAGGTTTTGGCCAACCATTTAAGCTTAATGGTTCAGGGCAAGCTGTTCCTATCTTGTCAGGTGATGCTGCCACAGTTGTTAAAGGTTTTATCACTCGTTCAGTTCCTTCTATTGGTGGAAACTTCAATCAAGGTTTGAATGATGAAATACCTAATCTTGAAACAGTTCAGGGTGCTCTTAAATCAGGGTACATGAATGTTGCATGTAAAGTTGGAACACCAGTCAAAGGTGGGCAGGTGTTTGTAAGAATTACTGCTGACACTGGTAAACTAGTTGGTGACATTGAAACTGCTGCTGATTCAGGTGAGTGTGTTGCCATTGTTGGTTGTGAATTCGCTGTAGGTGGTAAAGACGCTTCTAACATCACTGAAATTTTTCAGAAATAAACTAATATAAAATAAGGAGAACTAAATGAAAGTTAAAAAGAAAGTAATGGATTCTAGCCTTGCATACTTTGTAAATCAGCTTGATAATTTTGACCAAACAATTCATGAACCACTAGTAGATGTTTCATGGGGACGTGATATTCAGTTACGTGGAAACGTATCACTTGCAAACGAATCTACTTCATTTACACGTTCTGGTTTTGGTGCTAGTGGAACACAAATGGCAGTTAATGCTAAAGGGCCAGCAAAACCTTTTATCGGTGCTAACGCTAACGCTTTACCAGGTGTCTCTATTACTGGTGAAAGAATTGTTACACCACTTAGACCACTTGCACGTGAACTTGCTTTCACATTTATTGAACTTCAGCGTTCACAACTTTTAGGTCAACCTATAGACACTCAACAGCTTGAAGCATTGAAGTTCCTATACAACATGGAAGTTGATGCAATGGTTTACGTTGGTGATGAATCAGTTGGAGCGCAGGGACTTATCAACAGTTCACTAGTTACTGTCTACACTGTAACTGCTGGTGCTGCTGGTTCTACTTGGGTACTTAAAACACCTGATGAAATTCTTGCTGACATCAACAAGATTTTAACTGACACATGGTCAGCTTCTGGTTTTGCAATGGTTCCTAGTGAACTTCGTTTACCACCAGCACAATACGCTTCAATTACTACACGTAAGGTTTCTGATGCTGGTAATATTTCAATTCTTAAATATGTAATTGAAAACTGCATTGCTACTGCTAAAAATGGTAAGCCTTTAAACATTCAACCTTTGAAATGGTTGACTGGTGCAGGTGCTTCTAGTGCTGACAGAATGGTAGCTTACACGAATGACCTTAACCGTCTTCGTTTCCCACTAGTTCCACTTCAGAGACAAACTGCATACTACAAAGGTATTTCTTACCTTGCACCATACACATACGGTATGGGTGAAGTTGAGTTTGTTTACCCTGAAACAGTTCGATACGCTGATGGTCTTTAATTAAAAATTCTTGTAAGGGGTGGGAAACTACCCCTTACTTCTTTTGGAGTTATTAAAATGAAAATCGAGTTTAAACAGTCTTTTGAAATTGAAGGTAAAGAATTTAAAATCAAAAATAAAGATAAAGCTGAAATAGTTGATGTTCCAAGTCACTTTGAAAAGATTGATTTTTTCAAAAAACTTATTGCAGAAGGTAAGATAAAAATTCTTGAGGAAGTAAGTAAAGATGAAAAACCTAATTCTATTCCTGATATTAATTCGTCTATTTCTCATGTTGAAGTTGAAGTTAAAATAGAAGATGAAGAAAATGAATTTAATATCCTTAAAGATAAAGAAAAGCGTTTAAGTAAAAATGAGAAAAAGCGTTTTGAAGAATTGAAAGCTAAATTAAACAAAGAGCTGTAAATGGATGCGATAATTTTTAGAGCAGATTTTCCAGAATTTAATGATGATGTTGTTTGGACAAATGCCCAAATAAATTTCTATTTAAATATTGCTGACAAAATGCTTCTTCTTTCTAGGTGGAATGACATAAAGCCTTATGG